AATCAGTTATTAGGACGCGCGAGGGATTTTGCGACATCGTCTAGCAGTTCCCAATTGCTTGGCTTCCGGTGCCGCTCTGGGGAGTAACGGATTTTCTGCCTGCCGCTGATGTCGGAAAACGCCCAAAAAACAAACTGATTGATGTCTGACAGGTATGCCGCAAGGACGTCGAAGTCTCCAAAGGCGTAAGCCTGCTTGCTGCCGTTCCTTACAAACACCGCATAGCTTTGGTGCGACGCATCCCACCATGCCGTCTTGACCTGCACCTTGATTGGCGTCGTCCACGGTCTTAGCAGGCAAACATCGGTCGTCTGCGCGTGGCCAAAGGGCATGTAGATCTCCCAGTCGTGGACAATCGCGCCAGCGGCAAAAAGCATTTCAGCCATGTCGCCCTTGCGGCAGGACGATGGTTCCGTTTGGGCGGCAGTCATGCCGCCTCCAATCTTGCGCGCTGCAGGCTGCGCTCTAGGGCACTGGGACCGGAGCGCTGCGGGGCAGGGGCAACCGGCGCGGCGCCATTCTTGCCGCGGAACTTGTCCACCCATGGCTTGATGTAGCCGCTCGCAATCGCGGTCTTGATCGCCTCGACCGCCTGCCACTCGTTCACCGCGGCCAGCTCGCCGAGAATGATCCGCGCGGCCTGATCGGTCAGCGGGTGATGACGACCCTTAATCTTACCGCGGCGGAACTCGACAAACTCGCCCCACCATTGACGGAAGCCAACGCTGTGGGGCAGGGGGCGGTCGGCGGACCAAGATTCGATGCCCTCGACCTTGGCCTTGCGCGGTTTGGATTCGGGGGCGCCGGTTGCTGCTACGACCTTTTTGGGAGGATGCGAAGGCGACGGAGTCGCCGGAGTGTCACCTAAAGTATTGTTCTTATATGTTCTTATAGTTGGGGTGTCAGAAAGACACCGCTTAGGTGTCGCGCTGACACCACTTGGGTGTCTTTCTGATACCTGTCTTCCTGACACCGGTGTCGCGCTGACACCTATCCCTGCGATGCGCCAAACGGTCGCCTGCACGCCGTCACCGGCCGTCCGGCGAAAGCCCTTCTTTATCTCTTCGAGCTGCTCGGATTCCTGCAAGCGGCGCAGCGAGCGGATCACCGTGCTGCGCGACAGGCGGGTTTTTGACTGCAGCTTCGCCCAGCTCGCGTAGCAGTTGCCGTGCTCGTCCGCATAATCGGCCAAGGCGAGGAGAACCAAGAGGTCAGCGCCCTGAGCCTTGCTGTCGCCCCATACCCATGTAGTCGCGGCGACGCTCACTGTGCCCTCCTCAAGCGATTCCGCTTCGAGATATCCGAGGACTCAAACTGCAGGACACCTTCCGTCGTGGCTATGCCGGTGTATTTAACCCTTAGCGTGTCATGCGGCGGGCAGACCGGCTTCCAGCTCTCAGCGTCTTTCACCCAGCAGATCGCGCGCACGTTCCACCGCGGCACGCCCTCGATGTGCAGCATGTGCGAGTTTCGCGGGGTCTGCGCCTTGCAGAGCTTGATGTTGGAGAACTCGTCGCCCTGCAGAATGCCAACCTGCCGCGCAGTCTCCTCGGCCAGCTCCTTGGCTGACTTGGGGGCGGCGACTAGGTTGGTGTCCGGCTTAGGCTCCGCGGCCGCCACCGGCTCGACCGGCGGGGCGGCTACCGGTTCAGACACCGGATTGGGACCGGATACCGGCTTGGGGGCGGGTTGGGGTTGGGGCTTGAAGGCGGCTTTGGCTTTTTCGATGAGGTTTTGCATGGGTGTTTTTTGGAAAAAATTTTGCGGCGGCTTACCGGTCGGGGGTTTGCGAAGAAAAAATCAACTCAGACCCCCTCCCCCCCCCTCTGTACAGAGGAATGTGCGAGGGGTTAATCGCTGTGGCTCCATTATACATTCTGGACATAGTATTCGGTTATAGCGTAAGTCGTTGAACATCAGCATCGATGATCTCCGGTTTCGGGGTGGAGTTGACCGGCGGGAGGGCGGAAGCGGTCTTTTGGGGCGTGTCTCCGCTCACCTCGACCGGTTCAACCGCCACATCCACCACATCGCCACGCGCCTTGAGTCCGGCCACGAACGTATCCCAAGCCTCGGCGGCTGGTGCCGTGACATGCTCGACGCGCTGCGTGGCGCCGCCTGAGAGCAGCTCGGCCTTCTCGGTCGCCACTGCCGACATAATGACCAAGCCGTGGTCTTTCATATCGGGAACACGATCAAGCAGTTCGGCGGTGCCAACGGCTGCGAGCGTCTTCCAATTGTTGGCTGCCGTCTGGCGTGCCTTCTCCAGCGCTTCCGGCCGGTTGCGGATCAGGGCGATAATGGTGTGGTAGGACGTGTTGAAAGCGCGTGCGATGCGTGTGGCGGGCATACCGGCGACGTGAGCGGCGAGAATCTCCGCGGCCTTGGCTGGTGGGACGTCTTCTCCGGTGTGTCCTTGGACGCTCACAATGGTGCGTCCGTCTTCCGCCTCGATGAGCTTCGTTGACTTGGCTGTGCCCCTCGGCTTGCTGCGTGTTTTAGGTCTTCCCATGATTATTTCGCTCCTCCTACCCTTCCGCTCAATAAAAGCGCCTCCTGCTTGATTTTAGCCGGTGCGTTCTGCGCTGAGATGTCGTTCAAAATCTTGACCAGACTGCGCATCACGCTCTTGGCCTTGGCCGCGGTGCAATCGATGGCCCAGAGGGTGAGATGACCGCCCATGATCGCGTACCCGAAGCGCCTCGCGCCCTTGATGCGACGCAGGGCGCTGGACAGCTCCTGCACGCGGCTCTGGATCACCCAGCGCTTGCCGGTGGTGTTCCAGTAGCACAGCGCCGCGGGGAAGCGCGTCAGGCCGGTCTTGGGATTGACGCTATTGGTCGTCACTCCGCGTCCTCCTCGCGTCCGCACCGGATAGCCCAGAGGAACATGAACCCATAGGCAGCGAGCGCGCCGACCGGCATACCCGCGGCGAAACCGATGAAGATAAAGCCGAGGTCAGCCATGGTGCCGCTTCCTCCAGATGCGCTGCGCGATGACTAGCATGATGTGCGCAGGCACCGTTGGGGCGGCACCTCGGTAGGTCTTAATTTTCTTTCCGATATTCATGTGGGGTTAGGCTTGGGCGTTGGTATCTCAGGGCAAATCGGTAGCCGCTCATGAAGGCATCGCGGCGACCGGATGCGTGCGCTGCGTGGTAGGCTTCTTTGCGGGTGAGGTGAGCGGACGCGCGTCCTTTGCGGAAGGCGCGCGAGACATGGTCTACGAGGTCGGCAAGGATCTCAGTGCCGTCGCTCACGCGGTCCATGGCCATGGCCGCGTTCGAGCGCCAGCGAGAGCCGCTCTCGTAGGTCTCAAGGCTGAACGCTTTCGCGCGGTGGGTGAGTCGGTGCGCGGTCGTCATGCTGCGACCTCCATGCGTTGCAGCCGGTTGATCTCGTCCCATGCGGAGCGGATCGAGCAGCGCAGGTCGCCGATCTCTTCGGAAAGTTCGCGCTCGTATTCATCGGCGCGAACAAGCTCCGCCTTGAGGTTGCTACTCTCGTTGCGTGCGGCTCGCATCATCGCGTCGCACTTCATGTTGTCGTCGCGCAGTCCGTCGTTCTGTTGCTCAAGGTCGGCGATACGGTCCTTAAGCCGGTAGGTCTCCCAGAGGTAGCTGTCGCGTGATGCGCGCAGGCAGCGGATCAGGTCATCCTTGTCGATTTTGTCCTTGTAGGTCTTGAGCTGCTCTTCGGTGTTGCGCAGTTGCGCTTCGAGCTGTTGAATCCGGTCGGCGTCGCTCACTACGCGCCCTCCGGTTCATAGCTGTGCTTGTCCCACCCGCGCTGCGCCTTGCAGACGTCGGTGAAGGCTTTCTCCATGGCCACGCTCTGCGCGAGCATGCCGATGCTCATGGCGTTGACCATGGCGGCGGCTAGGCGGCGAGCTTCATTGCGCTCCTTGATCAACTTGAGCAGGGGAGATTCGAGCTGCGGCAGTGACTCGACCAAGTCAGCGACAACAGCCTCGACCACATCGGCGGCGCCGAGGCACTCAGGGTTGCCGCACTCGCAGGTGTCGGCTTCGGGGGTGCGAATAAGGTCGATCATGACCGTCCTCCGATGCGGTTGATGACTTCGAGGGCGATGAACACGCTGAACGTCAGCGCGACGACGGACACAAACGTCGTGTCGGTGAGGTAGCTCAGGGCTTCGAGCATGGTGGGTGTGTTTGTCATAAAGGCTACTTGCTGGTGCGCAGGGCGCGCTTCTGCATGAAGGCTTCGAGCGCGCGGTGAGAGATGCGCGTCCCTCGTTGTCCGCCCACGCTGAACGCGGTGAGTTCTCCGGTGCGGATATAGTTTTCGAGGACGGTGCGGCGGCAGCGGACGGCTTTAGCCGCTTCGGTGACAGTTAGTACAAGAGGTGTGGTCATAAAAGTAATGGCGTATGCAAAGGTGCACACAATGCGGACCGGCGTGCAAATCTTTTTTTTGGGGAGCGTGCGTCATAGGGTGAAGACCCCATGTCCGGCGCATGGGCCGGTGTTGACATCGTGAGGACTTGGGCGGACGTTTGCGGACGTATGAAAACCAAAACAAGGGCAGCACGTCCCGACAGCAAGCGCGTCACGGTTTCGCTTCTGCCCACGCTACACGCCAGAATCATGCGAGCTGCGCCCGCGCACCGCGTGAGCAACAACCGGTATGCGCAGATGGCGCTCGAATTCTTCCTCGACTGCGAGGAGGCATTCGGAGGGCCGCTTACGGACCAGTTCCGAGGCATGACGGTGCGGCACCTCAAGCAAACGCAGGAAAAACTGCAGCAGTTTCTCGCCGAGCAGTAATTTTTTTCTGCCTGTAAGTCGCTGATTTACAGAGAAAAACGCATTTTCACCATGCAGGGGCTAAATTATTTCTTTGACGCGTCCACAGTCGTCCTCTAAAGTCCGCACTTGTAATGACAACGCATACACACACAACGGACGCAGCGAACACCACGGCTGCGCAGAAGATCGAGTCCGCAACCATCAACGACGCTCGCCGCTGGAGCGAGACGCAGGACAAGGCCGAATTCATCGCGGACTTCCTTGGTCTGTTCTCGATCAACCAGCTCCTCAACAACCCTGACCTCGAAGACCAAGTCGAGCAGCGCTTCGCGGCGCTGCTTGGCGGGGCAACAAGGCGTCCCATCAAAGTCGGAACGTGCTACACCACCGCAGACGAAAACGGCGTTGCCGTCATCGGCGCGATGGTCACATGGAACGATGGCGAGTCTGGCGAAATGACTTGGCCGAACACGGATGCGTTTAGCGCCTTCCAAGGCCGCTACTACTACGGAGTCTAACGGAGGACGAGTTATGAAACCACACACCACACACATCCGCTGGAACTTCAACCAGCAACTCACCCGCCTCCGCACCGGCGACCTTGTCCGCTACGACGGCCGACAGGTGCGCGTCGAGCGCGTCACACCCACGGCAGCCTACATCGCGCTGCCGGTCGAACCCCGCACGTTCACCACCCTGATGGGCCAGACCGTGACCGTGAAGGCCAAGCCGAAGTGCATTGCCATCTCCGCGAACTCGGAGATACCTGTGCTTAACCGGAAGGCTGCGTGATGAACGCACACGTCATCCGCAAATCGACAACGATCCGCGAGCTGCCGACCGGCTGGCTGGCAAAGGAGCGCGGCACCACCTACAAGACGGCGCATGCCGCATTGCAGGCGACTCGCCGCGAAGATCGTGCTATCACCCGCGGCATGCCGTCATCAGCGGTTGTCCGCATCATCAACTGGGAGCCGACCACTTCCGCGGGCCGCTCCATCATCCTCGCACTACAATGACCACCGCGCGCATCAACAAAGCCATCCGCCACCTCAATCTGGAGGTGGTCGGGAACGGCGACGGATACTTCTACTTCGTGGACACCGTCACCGAATACCAGCGCGGCGAGTGTGTCATGGTGCCCCACCTCAACAGGCTATCGCTGCAGCAATGGATCGAAGAAGCCAAGCAGGCCCGCGAGAGCAACATCTTCGAGGGCGTGAAGGAGGACATATGACCACCCTCAACACCCACGCCATCGCGCAGTCCGCGGCCACGTTCAACGCGGACCACGACTACGATCTGCAGGCGGCGCTCAAGTTGACCGAGCTGGTCATCAGCCACGCGCACATGGTGCAGCTCGCCCGCAAGGAGGCCGCGGACCCGCAACTGATGCTACCCATCGAGGAGGTCGCATGAGACCGCTCGCCATCCTCGCGCTGGCCCTAGCAGGCTGCGCCGCCACACCCAACGACTACAACACCGAACAGGCGCTGCCGGTGCTGACTATCGACATCCGTAGCCTGCCGACCGGCGCGATCATCTACATGAACGCCGAATACGTCGGCACCACACCGCTGCAGCTCAAGGTCGTCGCCGATAAGTTTGGCAACTGGCAGAAGCCGACACGCTTCCAAGCGTACGTCCCGCACGATACGCAGAGCTACGAGGAGGCGTTGTATCCCTCCGGCTCCCGCGTGCCGTCTCGCCTGCTGCTGCGCGTGCCGCGCTACACGCACTGGTACTCGGCGACGCAACCCAAGGCGCCACAGACCGCGCAAACCCTGCAGGTCCGATGATGCGTCACGATTACTTCTCGACCGGCACCTTCCCATGGTCCGGCCTGCGCCTCGCCGGTCGCGTCTTCGACTCGCCGGAGCTGTTCTCGATGATGCGCCGCCAGTGCCTGAGCGATGGCTGCGTGCGCAACGCCTGCCTCGAACTCGATGTCCTGCCATACGCCGAAGAAGTTGCGGAGATTGAGGCGCATATTTGCCGCATCGAGGCGGCTTATGTATGATTCGGGAATGACGCCGATGAACAAGCAGCGGCTGAATGAAAAAAAGCTGCTGGCCGCTTGGAATGCTCTTGGCCGTCCAGATTTTCAGCCAGCGTCTCAGGAGTTCAAAATCTTCCACTGTATTGCAGGTGGAGCGCCGGAGCGTCCATGCCACGGCGATTTTGATACGTACGAAGAGTATGCCGCAGCGCTTCGTTCTTGGGAGCGAGCAATGTCAGAGCTTGAAAACAAATCTAAAGGCTAGGTTCCTTCAATAACGCAAAACGGCCGCGGGCATCTCTGCCAGCGGCCGCTGGGACTACACCGGCTTCAAGCCGAGCCACTCGAACAGGACCGTGATCCAGCTCAAGTTGCTCCGCTCGCCGACAAACCCTGTCGCGCCATAGGGACCGTAGACGATCCCCAGCGCCGAGGACGTATCGTAACGCATCTGCGCACCTCCTTTCCGCTATCTATTCTACCACCTTAACGTGGATAGATTTAGTTACTTTTTAGACACGTTGCACCGGACATGTCTAATTACTGGACTTATCCCAGACTGACGCGACGTCCACCTCGCGGTCGTACACCGCGTAGAATCTCGCCGTCGTCTGGGGGCTGGTGTGGCCGAGCATGTGCTGCACCAGCGAGATCTTGCCGGTCGCGTTCAACATGTCGGAACCGGCCTGACGTCGCAGCTCGTAAGCTGCCGAGCGCCGGTCGGGGATGAACTCGCGGACCCACGCATTGAACATCCGCTCCATGAATCTCTTGCGCGCCTCGAAGGTCTTACCGGTGATGAGGTAGTCGCCCTCGACATCGAGCAGCTCCGCGGACATCCACTCCGGTAGGCTCATGACCCTGCCGCGATTGTGGCCGGTCTTGAGCGTGACGCCTTCTTCCGGCCGCTCGATGATCACGATGACCTTCCGGTCCTCGCGGTCCTCGATCCATGACTTGCGGCAGGCGGCACACTCCGAGGGGGTCATACCGAGGTATCGAGTTAGTAAATACGCGCGGCGGACGGACCCGCCCATGGCCTTGCTCGAAGCGTCCATTTTTTCGAGGATCTCCGGCGCGATACGCACGAACGTGCTGACCGGCGCCTTCATGCCGGTCGTGGCCGCGCAAAACGTGGCGATGTTGTCCGGCAGCTCGAAGCCTTCCCATTCGAGGGAGTGTGCGAAGATCGAGCGCGTCGAGGCGAGGTTGGTACGGACGGAGTAGGGGCTGCCCTTGTAGTTGCGCTGGTACTTCGAGATGAGCGCGGGCGTCAGGATCGACAGCGGCTTGGACTTGATGGCCTCGACGTCGTCGGTGCCGAGCGCGCATCGCAGGAACCGGAGCATACAATTGACATTTTCGTGCCTGCTATTGATCTTGCTGACCATCTCGTAATGACGGATCGCCGCACCAATAGTCTCCGAGTTGTCGCGCAGCGCGTGATCGCGCAGGGCGGCGATACCCTTGGCCGCGGTGTCATCGAGGATGACCTTGGCTTTGACCTTGGCCAGCGCAAGGTCTTCGGTGCCGAGGCTGACCCGCTTCCGCTTCCGGTCGCTAGGGTGGTAGAATTTGAGCTGCCAAAATGGGGAGTTGCCGACTTTGTGAATGGCTCCGGTGAGAGCGCTGCTTTTGATCGTGTGCGTGGTTTCCATGCCGCACTCATGACATGGCAAAATTCACAGTGCAAGCATGCACTGCCGGAGTGCCTCAAGATCCGGCAGCACTTAGGCGGATCGTCCGGCAGCGAGGGTGGTCCCGCGGGACAATTTTGGACGACGACGGACGCTTATCTACGCAGGAATTTGAGAGTCGCCGGTATAGCTCAGTGGTAGAGCACCTGATTTGTAATCATCTGCGGACCCAGCATTCATGCGGGTTGGCGGGCACTCTGGCAGTGTATCTGGCAGTGCCGTTTTTGACGGTTTTACAACCGGCGGCGGTCGGAGTGCTACCGACTGCCTGTGTTTACTGCGCGGCTTTAGCGGCAGCGTCTTCGGCCACCTTGCGCCGGTAAAGGTCGCCAAGACCCTTGGCCAAACTGACGCGCTGTTCGTGCGTCAGCTCTCCGGCCAGCTCATGCGGCTCAATAGCCTCTGATCTGCTTTGCGATTTGGCGGGCCTCTTGGCCGAGGCCAAGTCCTTCCGCGATGCTGATGAATTCGTCGTCATAGCTTTGTTTCAATATGGACTCTTCTTCTCCCCTTAATTTAGCCCACAGGTCTTTCTCAGGATACCACAAAATTGCCTGCACGTCCGCATTGGTCACGCTCAACCCGCGGCGCTCTAGCTCCTCGCGGATACCATTGACCACCTCCGTAATGACGCGGCGGTCCATGTCGCTGGGGATGTCAATCGGGTTAAGCTCCGAGACGATGGATTTGGCTGCATTGGCCCAAGCAGGCTTGATGGCGTTCTTCTGAGGGTTGTCCAGCTTGGCCGTCCGACCGGCAGATTCGTGCTGCGCTTCGAGCCAATCGCCCTTTGCTATCGGCTTGGACTGCTTGATCAATGCGGCCCTGTCATCACCCTTGAGCTTGGCAAACTCAGGAGAGCGCTGCGCGTTCAGCTCTTTCTTTTTGTCCAGCGACATCGAGTCCCAGCCCTTGTCTAGCTGCGCCTTGACCTTTGTCTGCTCGCGGATGACGGCACGATATACGTCGGACAAGATTGCATCGGCTTGGTCAGGCAGCTTCTCGGCCCGCGCGATAGCTTCCTGCACCTTCTTGGACAGCGCCGGAGACATCACATCGCTCATCATGCGGTAGAGCGCTTGGAACTCAGCGTTGGCCTGTTTTGCAAAAGCCTCTACGTCTTTGCGGAAGGCGCTGTCCTGCTCTAGGCGCGCTTCGACGTCTTCCGATACGGTCAGCTCCGGCTTCTTGGCCTTACCGGTCTTCGTCTCGCCCATGCTTCGCATGGTGGTGCGCAGGCGCTTGATTGAATCAGGCAGCTTGCGTCCTGCCTTTCGCGACTCTTCGATGAGGCGCCCAAGCCGCTGCGCGGTCACGCCGTCGCCGACTACGTCGCCGGTCCACCGGCCCCACGTCCGTCGCATCCACAGGTCGATGGTCACCGGATCAAACTTACCCATCAGATTCTGCAAGAATCCTTGGCCGATCTTGGGTCCAAAAATTGCAGCACCATTGACAATGTCATCCTTGCGTCCGGCGATGGTTATTTTGCGTCCGGCAATCTTCGACGCTTCAGCCTCAAGCTCTCGCACGGTGAACGTCCGCGAGACAAAGTCTTCGAGAGCGAGCACGCTGCCCAGCTCATCGATCATCACGTTGGCCAAGTCTAGGTTGCCGCTGATCGACTTGGCTTTTTCGCCGTAGGCAATGCTTGGGTCAAACTTGCCGGTGTTGAGAAATATTTTGAACTGCTCATTAGAAGCTCTGGTGTTGAGCTTCACTGTCATGTTCTGGCTGGTAATGGCGAGCGGCAGCCTGAGCGCGAATTGACCGGCGCGCACTGGGTCGGCCTCCTTCGCCAGCACCGCGTGTTTGCGCGCAGTTACAACGTCCGACAGTTCTCGGTAGATGACGCCAGCGATGCCAAGCGCTGCTTGGATTGCTGTCGAATACCAGTTGCCCGCATTTTTCCCACTGGCCTTGAGCGCGGCTTCTGCTTCATCGGCGCCGATCTGCATCAGGTCCAGCTTTTGCTCCTGTGTGATGTTGCTGCTGGTGATGATGCCGCCGTTGTGCTTCTCGGCGATGTCCGCCAGCGTCAGCGCCACCGTGGCGTTGGTTAGCTTCTTGGAAGGCTTTGGCAGCACGTCGCTGTCTGCGTGCAAAACCTTCAGCGCTGATTGCGGCATGTCCCGCAGCGTCCGCGGCTCGTTGTCAGGCAGCGCCTGACCTCTCGCACCCTGTCCGCTAGGCGTGCGCGATTGAACACGAACGCTGTCGTACACCGGATGCTCTTTTCCGCGAATACTTATGCGACCAACTTCTTGACCGAGCACTAGGTCGCCCTTCGCTGTGGGTCGCAGGCGCGGCTCGCTTGCCTTGTCTGAATACCTTGCAAGCGCGACGCCGCCGCCAAAATCAGAGCGCAGCGAATAAACGTGTCGGCCCCCGCCCTCAACGGAAACTATGGTAGAAGTCTCTGGCGCATTGTCGGATATCCACTTCCATCCCGCCCTCTGCTTAAACAGGTTCGTTTTATAGGTGTTGCCAATGCCTATATCGGAAGACGGATTGTCTACAAACAATCTCGGCTTGCCTGTTGATACATCAATGAAGCCAGACGAGAATGTTTTTCCTGTCAAATCGTCGCCTGTGCTTGCGTCAAAAAATTTACCCCCGCGCTCGTATGACTCGATTGCGAATCTATTGAAAAAAGCAGGGGGCGGAACAAAGCGAGAGCGCCGACCCGCCTCATCGCCAGAGCCGGTAAACCTTTCGGGAACAACGGCGACATCCGGCAACGCGCTTCCACGCTGCGCCGCACCACCCGCCGGAAACTGTTGCCGATACTGCCCATCCGCCGTTTGGAATCCCTGCGCGTCAGCGTTCTGCCAATTGGTCGCGTTGGTAAAGCCGCGCTTAACCGCTTCCTTGTTCATCCAAGCCGCCTTGCGGTCGGCGTCGAACTGTCCGTATTGATCCAGCGACATGCGACCGGCGTCGTCCGGCAGCGCGTTGATGTTGATCTTGTTGTAGTGCGGGAAGTAGCCGGTGCCGTGCGGGTCGGCATAGTTGAGCCGGTCGAATCGGAACGTGCGGACGCTGCCTTGGTTGTTCAACGTGTGCCACACAGGGTTGCTCGCCTTTTGGACGACGGTGCCGGTGCCGAGCAGTCCGTTGAGGATGTTCTTGCGCGTCACGCCGAGTCCGGTTTCACCGGCCACGCCGTTTTCGTAGTTGCTGAGAAGCTGTTTTAAGCCTGACTCCACTGCGCGAAGGTCGTTGCCAAACTCGCCGAGCTGCTCGTTGTCGATAGCGCGGATCGCCGCGGCGCGGAACGAGTTGAGATCGATGACCTTGGCCAGCAGGTGGTTCTTGGTGGAGACCGCCCAGCCGAATGGAACCATCTCGCCGGTCTTGGCCTCGACGTTGCCGAGGTTCTTGATCTTGTAGCTTCCGGCCTCGCCGGTGCCGATGGCGTTGTAGCTGTAGAGGTAGCTGCGGCCCTTGGAGCGACCGGCCTCGAACTCGCGGGCCTTGCTGCGCAGCCACTCCGGCACTTGGACAAAGTGGTCGAACTGCAGCGGAAGGGTAGGGCCACCAACCTCGACGCGACCATTGCTCAACTTCCGCGCGCCCCATTCGTCGCTGTTCTCGTTGACGAACTTGGTGCGGTCGTTGATCGACTTGATGGTCGCCGCCCTGACCTTCTCTTGAGTGTCGAGCTGCTGCTGCGACTTCGGCACCCGCGTGCCGTCCGGCTGCTCAATGAAGAGGTCGCTCTCGATGACGGTGCCGTTGCGGTTGCTGTAGGTGCGCGTGTGCGGACTGCGCGCCGCATCCTGAGCCTTGCCGGTCGGCGCAATCGGCGTCCCGCGCTGTTTGACGGCGCCTTCCTTTTCCAGACCGACCAGATAGCGGTCGAAGGTCTTGACGTAGTTGTTGACCGCCTTGCGCATCTCCGGCGTGTCGAAGAGCGGGTTCTCCACGAAGAGCCGGTTGGGTGTCTCCAGCCGTCCGTTGCCGCGCATCCGAGCGCCCATCGCCTCGAAGCCTGCAGAGGCGGCGCCAACCGCGCGACTCAGCGGACCACTGGCACGGATGCCGGAAAGGTTCAGACCCCTGCCAAGCCCGCTGAATGTCTCCGCTGCAATCTCGTCGCGCGCCCAGTCCCAAGAGATCTCACCCTGCGCCAAGCGCTCTTGGTTGAGCATGTCGGCGCGCTCTTCGATGGCCCGCTTGCGCCAGTCGGTGTCGTTGGCCCAGCGCTCGCGGATAAACTCATTCTTCAGCGCCTGCTCGGCCGCTTCGTCGCCACCGGCCGCGGCGATGCGTGTCACCTCATCAGGCTTGAGCACGCCAAGTTGGATGCCGGTCGTGCCATCGCGGACCTCCTGCGTGAGATTCGCTGTGACGTATTCGCGTCCGCGGGCGGCGACTCCATCGGTGCCATACTGCTGGTCAACCATGGCGCGCATGCCGCGCTTCACCTCACCGCCGAGGATGTCGCTCTTGAGGATAGCGTGGCCGATCTCATGGCCAGCCACGTCGCCGGTCGCCATCTTGTCTAGGTTAACAAAGATCCGCGGGCGCTGGCCCTTCTTGGCGTCAACATAGATGCCGCGAGTGCCGAGACCCATAGCTTCCTTGACCGTAGTGTTGATCTCGTAGTCCGTAGCGCGCAGGGGAATGAAATCCGCCTTGGGCGAGATGACCGACTGCATGCGAGCCATGTTGACCAGTTTGTCGTGCGGCATCATGTTGGCCATCGATGTGGCGTCGCCGCCGGAGATCTCTGCGTCGGCCAGCATCTTGGCCACCAGCGCGTCATCGAACTCCGACATACGGCGCATCTTGCCGCCGATCACACCGGCACCGGCGCCGACAGTCATGATCGCGCCAAGGATCTCCGGCTGGCGCTCTTCGGGCGCAATGGCTGCCAGCGGCACAGCGATGGGCGCCGTCGCCACCGCCCCGCTCACTGCGTCGTCGGCTAGGCGGAATGCCTGCGTGGCGCCCAGCTTGTCGAGCGTTGCGGCCGACCGGCGTGCGATGGGCGAAAGCCCTTGCGTCTCGCTGACGCGGCGCAGTGTGCTGTCCGCGGAAGTGAAAAAGCCATCGTAAGCACGGCGGTAGCGCTCAGGGATGGGAGCGCTGCGCAGCTTGCTCGCCGCTTCAACGCGCGATGCACCGACACCGCCGATGCCGATCTCGCGGGCGAGGATGCTGCCGGTTTCAAGCCCTCGCTCCGCGCGTCGCAACAGTTTGCCACTGCCTTTAAGCGTGGCCATGGCTGCTGCCGCTTTCCACGATACAGCGCTGAGTGCCGCGGCCTGTCCGGCTTCTCCGATGCCGGTTGCACCCTCGACGCGCTCCACGATGCCGGAGTAAAGGTTCTCCGCTTTCTGTGCAGCTCCACCGGCAACCTTGCTTCCAAGTTTCAGTGGCTTGCCTGCCAAGCTGCTAACGCGGCGCAATAGGCGCACTTTGTTTGCTGCACCCAATCCTGCAGGGATGGCAATATTGAGCGGGTCGAGAACAAGGGCGCTGGCCAAGACTAACCCCTGATTGAGCTTCGACTCATCGATGCCCATCTCCGCGCGGCCGTCCGGCAGCGTGCCGATGTTGGTCTCAGTAACGTTCGCCGCCTGCTGCTGGAACGAGCGGTCGCGGACGAAGCGCTGGTATTGGGTGTCCTCGTCGCTCGCTTCTTGCTCCTGCGTCTTTTCGTAGGCACCGGACGCCATGGCCTGCTCTCTGGCCTGAGCGAAAATCTGCGCGTCGGCCTGAGCGTTGCCGGTGAACTTGTTCTCCGCGGCGAGTCGCTGGCGCAGTTGGTTGTCGATGATGTTGACGCGCTCGGTCTCTCGGACGCTATCATTGACGACATCACCGGCCCATGACCACAGCTCGGCGGTGCTGATGCTGGCTTGGCGCATTCCTTCCGCGGAGGAATTGACCCATTCGTCATAGGCTTTTGTGCCGCGGGTTACAAAGTCAAAGGGCGCATAGGCGGTCGCCGCCGCCGCTTGAACAAGACCACCAGCTATTGCTTGGCCCGCCTCGATGAACTTGCCGACCTTGTCATCGCGGCGCTGGCGCAGTTCGCTGTAGCGCTTCCATTCGTCCTTAGTGGGAACGTAGGAAATGTTGCCGACCCGCTCGTAGTCCGCTTGGTCTACCTCCGCGGCGGAAAGCACCTTCTTGGGAGCAGGAACTTGAGGACCGACCGAGCGGTCAGGTCGAGCGCCCATGGCGCGGCCAAAAGACGTCTCAGCCGCCACGCTGTTCTGCGCCTCTGCAGCGTCAGTCTGCTCGGCCGTCAGTATAGGGGGAGCATCCTGACGCGCCGCCTCGCGGTTAACGCGGGCGGTCAGAACGTCTTCCTTTTGCGGAATTACGGCGCTCCAATTGACCGGCTTCTGCTGCTGCCGATCAATCTCTGCGACCTGTTCCGCCGTGAGTATTTTTGGCGGCATGTCGTACTATTCGATAAGTCGGGCAGTTCCGTCCGGCAGGCGCTCGTAGGTGGAGCCGTCGTAGACGAATGTGTTGCGAGCCGGTGCGGCGTCGCCGGATTGTGGCTGTCCTCCGGTCCTTGCGGCCTTGATCTCTTCCACTGGCACACCCTTCGATCTCGCCTCGAAGCGGTCGGCGAAGTCTTCAACCTCTGCCAAAGCGGCGCCGAAGTCGGAGTCACTCAATTCGAGCGACAGACGGTTGGCCGAATTGACCGCCGCCTCTGCCTCGCGCACCTGCATCGAGCCGAAGCCACGCATACGCTGGATGACCGGCAGGAAGACCTTGGCGCGCGAGCTGTCGATCAGGCTGGAGAATCCGGCGGCGGCAGTTCCCGCGGCGGGGCGCTGCTTTCCGGTCTCTTGATCGACCACACCGCCCCAATAGGAAGGCGCGGCGACGTTGAAGGGTCCGCGGTATCCGAGCGCCTTGGATCTTCCCTCATGGTTCTTGATGGAATCAATCGTATTGCGCATCAGCGCCACGTCATCCATGGCGACCTGCAGCTCGCGCGGGCCGAGCGGCTTGTTGGCCTTATCTTCCGGCTTCGCCTTCGTCTCGCGCTCGTAGAACTCATCGAGCCAGCGGTTGGCGTCACGCGGGTCTAGCTGCGCCGGAGTCTCGCTGCCTTCATTGTTGTACGAAAAATCAGCAACGCGGTCATAGACGTAGCGCAGCGCGGGCGGCAGCTTGTTGTATTCCGCCGCGGCCTGCTCTTCGGTCAGGTTTGGATCGTTGAGCTTGTTGATGAACGAAAGATCCATCGTGGACGAAGTGACACGGCGCTCGGCGGGTTCAGCGCGACGCACCTCCGCTTGCTCTGCCACATCGTTGACGACATCTTCCGGCGCAGTGTCCATGTACTCATCGCTCATCGGGGGCGCATAGCCAGCGTCCATTTCGGCCAGCGAGTTGGACACGCTGGTGTCGCTAGGGCTATACGGCGGAAGATCAGGCTCTACCGGATCGGGCAGTCGGTTGCGGTTGCGCGTGGACATAGATTAGATGGGTTTGTTGAAGCGGCGCATGGCCGTTGGGACGGTTACCGGAGCCGGACCTTGTGGCGCGTTCATCGCCTCGCGCTCACGCTGTAGACGCTCGCGCTCATACATGATGTCGCGCTGGTCGTTTGTGCGCTGATCCTGCAGTGCTGGAGCCTGCTCCATGCGTTGCTGCCCAAGCTGCGAATTGATCAGCGCAGGCATCATTGGCATCAGCATCTCGGACGCCTTGAACCAATCGCGGTCGTTTTTAAGTTTCCCGCCAGCGACCGATTCAAGCTGCTCCATAGACATACCGAGAGACGGCGAGACAACCTTGAACACGTCCTTGAACGCGCGGCCTTTGGCTTTCTGGCTTTCAATCTCGCCATACATTCCGCCGATGGCCTGCAAGGCGCCGCCGATATTGTCTCCGAGCTGGCTCATCATCTGAGCATTAGTTTGAGCGGCGCCGAGCTGTCCCGCGGCGATAATTTCGCCGGATTGGTCGGCAACTTGGGGTGAATAGCTAAACATAGTTTTGTCTCTTTCTAATTAAGCCGCCTTCGCAGCCATCAATTCTTCAGCGAGGGCGGCGCCGATGACCGCTGGCTTGATGGCCAGACGTTTCTTGCCCTTGTAATCGACTTCGGCGACAGCCTCCGGCAACACCTTCGCAACGTCCTGCGCCATGAAGCCCTTGTGCTTCTTGTCCTCGCCCTTGTAGCTGAACTCGTAAGCGGTGAGACCAAGAATGCTGCCAGCCTTGCCGAGCGGCTTGATGTCTTTCTTCATGCGCTTATCTGAGAAGGCGAGCGCCGCGCCGCCCAGCAGTCCGCTACCAATCCCTCCAATCATGTTCATCATGCCTGCATCACGCATGGCACCCGCCTGTATATTCGCAGAGCGCATCGCCGCCCGATTGTTCTGATAGTTATTGTAAAGGCTGTCCTGACGATTCGTATTAAACGTCGCTGCATTACCAGACAGGTCGATCATCCCGCCGAGCTGTCCGCCGAGCATGTTGCCTGCGGCACCGCCGGAGAACTGACCCATGTTGATACCGGCGCTCATGGCGCGGGAGTAGGGGTCAAGGTTCGTCATGTAGTTGCCGTAATTCATGCCCATCGTGGCGCTGTTGCCCAAGAGGTTGGCGCCAAGACCAAGCTGCCCCATGCCGAAGTTTTGGCGATTGAGCATCCCTTGGTTGACGGCGTTGTTGGCATTCAGCATGAACGAGCGATTTGCGTCGGTCTGCTGCATGTTGGCCGCTTGATTGAGGCGCTGGGCTTCCATGGACGTTTGCCCAAGGAACTGGTCGCGCTGCTGGTTGGCCAAACCGGCGCGCATGGCGGCGTCTTGGTTGGCCAAGTTGGCTTGCTGCTGGAATTGAGCGTCAGCCTGTGCAATGGAAAGGTCGGTGCCTTGGTTGAGGCGCTGGGCGTCCATCGCCGCCGCTTGATTGGCCAATGATTGCTGCGCCGCCACGCCTTGGTTGGCCAATGATGCCTGCAAGCGGTTGCCGACATTGCTGAACTGGCGGGCAATGTCCTGCTGTTGGACGGCAGCGGCAAACGCATTGTCTTCGGCCATGCGGGCGCGCGAGTAGCGGTCACGGTTGAGAAGTTCGGCGGCCATTCCGGCGCCTCCGGTAGCCAGACCGCGCGCTGCCATGCCTTGGCGAGCCGCCTGCACTGCATCGCGTGACGCTTCTGGCGAGAGCATTCCGTTGCTGCTGGCTCGGTTGATGGCCTGCTGCATGAGGGCAGATCCAAGTTGGCCTTGACCGACATTACTGGCCCTGACATTCCTGACGCGGTCGGCGTTGACTGCCGACACGTCGCGCACTGCGCCAAGCTGGGCGCCAGAGACATTCTGAGCGGCAACCTCGCGGACGTTGGTTGGTGCAACTACTTGGTCGGCGCGCACGCCCATGGCCTGCTGTCCAAGGCGCTGAAGTTGCCGCTCGGAGCGCGTTGGGCCAGATATCATATTGCCAACGCCAAGCGCGGAGGCCAGCGAGCCAAGCCCGCCGAGAGCTTGCGATTGGCCCATGACGTTCTGCCCAGCGTCGATGGCCGATTGCGTGAAGCGGTTATCCAACCGGCCAGCCTGCGCGTCGATCTGTGCCTGCTGGATCGCGTTGAAGTTGTTGGCGGTCGCCGGTAGGTTCTGGTTGATGAAGCCGACATTGTCAGCGGCAAGGCCGCGGCCTTCTTGGGCGATCTGTGGGGCGCTGATGTTACTTCCCTGCTGCGGTCCACGCGGACGGCGCCTTGCAGGTTGGCGGCGGGCTGGTGTTCTTTTTGCCATAGTGTTTTGTTCGGTTAATCCTTAAAACTTGATGCAATACAGCATGGCGATGTTCTTCGGGCGGGTTTCGGTTCCGCCGGTTGAGCTTGTGTTAATCGCCGTTGTAAGTAAGTCCGTGCGCTGGGCGGTAAAGCTGCCGCCGCTCGCTGCTCCCGCTGCCGCCCCCGGCTCGTGAGTGTGTAGGTGGCTTTTTAATTCGTCCGCCTGTTTCGTCCCAAACGTCCCAGCCGCCGTGCCGTCACTATTAGTTCCGCTACCGCGCACGAAGTAGCCGCGTAGATCGGGCAAGGCGAATGTCGTGCTGCCGTCGCCCGCGCCGTAGGTCGTGCCGATGGCGGTGAAGAGTGCGGCGTAGGTGGTGCGGTTGACGTTGCTACCGTCCGCCGCCAACCATCCGCTCGGAGCGCTATTCATGGCAAAGGCCATCACGGCTCCAGCTGGAACAAGGGCTTGCTGTGCGGCCGTTGCCAACTTGCTGCCGTCAATGGCCGCCGAAGCGCTGATGTCCGCGTTGACGATAACGCCCGATCCAATGGCGGTCACGCCGGAGCTGCTAATAGTTACGTCACCTGTAACCGCCGTTGCGGTAGGGACGTTTGTTGCATTGCCAATCAGCACGCTTCCAGCGGTAATGTTGGCGAGCTTGCTGTGGTCAATAGCCGCCGATCCGCTAATATCCGCGTTTACAATCGTGCCATCGACAATGTTGGCCGATGCCACGGTGATGGCGCTTGGCAATGCTCCTGTCGCCAGCTTGCTCAATGAAATCGCAGCCGATGCGCTCACGTCGGCATCAACAATCACGCCTGCGCCGATAGCGGTGACACCGGAGCTGTTGACCGTCACGTCACCGCTCAGAGCTGTTGAGGTCGGGACGTTTGTTGCATTGCCCACTAGCACTTGGCCCGCTGTGATATTGGCGAGCTTGGAGTGCGCAATACCGGCCGATGCGCTGACATCGGCGTCCACGATCACGCCGGAGCCGATAGCGGTTACGCCAGAGCTGTTGATAGTAACGTCACCGGAGAGTGCCGTGGCGGTTGGGGCATTGCTGGCATTTCCCATGAGCACCTGACCAGCAGTTATGTTTGCCAGCTTGGTGTGAGCAATCGCAGCGGAGGCATTGATGTCCGCATTGACGATGGTGCCGTCTACCAGATTGGCCGAGGCAACGGTGATGGCTGTTGGCAAAGCGCCGGTTGCCAGCTTGCTCAATCCGATGGCCGCCGAGGCGTTGATGTCTGCATCCACAATCACACCGGACCCAATAGCTGTGACGCCTGAGCTGTTGACCGTGACATCGCCACTGAGAGCTGTTGCCGTTGGCACATTGCTTGCGTTGCCAAGAAGCACCTGACCAGCCGTAATGTTGGCCAGTTTGCTGTGAGCGATAGCCGCCGAAGCGCCGATGTCGGCGTTGACGATGTTGGCTATGGTGGCCGCATCGACCAAGTTGTTGAGTTTGGTCGCCGTGACGGTGTCGCCGCTGGCAAATGTTTGTCCTTTTGTGAGTGTAGCCATAATTATGCTGCGTTTCTGGTTTCCGTGGGAGGCAACGATTTCGGTGATGCCTCGATGCTGGCGGATCTGATTTCCGGCCGCCCACCGGAGGTTTCGTAAATGACTTCGGCCGCGTGTGCCTTGTAGCGCACCGGAGACTTCATGTTGTAATCCTCGCTGGTCGCGTTGCTGTTGGTCAGCTCGCCGACGGTTGTCTCGGTGTCGGGGTTGATCGTGCTGATCTTTGTCGTGACGGTGGCTCCGGCCGGAATGACGACATCGGCGATGGTGCGGAGGAACCGTTTGGAGTGCATGTCGCCAAAGTCGTAGCGGCGCGTCTTGATGCTGCCGGTGATCGGATTGGTCGCCGTGCCGGTCGATTGGTCGTCGCCTCCGGTTGTCTGCTCCTCAAGCAGATAGAGGTTGCCAGATCGAGGGATGCTAAAGAGGCGTCGAGCGTTGTTGTAGGTTGCGACCAAGATTTGATTGATAGCCGCCGACGACGGATAGGTGTCGCGGTATTCCCACTGCTCATTAAGCGAGTTCCAGCAGATGACGAGTTGGTTTCCGTCGAGTGCATTGCTGCTGGTCGGCAAGGCTATGACGTATCGGTTGTTATGCCAAACAGCATGGGCGCTGTCCTCGACGCGGCTCTGGTTGACTGTGCTGAACAGGTCGTCAATCGGCTCCGAGAGCGGCCGCGTATCGCCGCGCAGCTTCAAGTCAAGGCGGCTGTCGAGGCGGTAGATGCCTGCGTCACTCAGGAAGAAAACGAAGTTTCCTGCGGTGCAGATGGTGTTTCTGGCCGAGCAGCCGATCTCGTTGGTCAGGAGGGTAAGGCCGCTGACCGGAGTATCGACGCTAAAGTCGCTACCATCGGTGCTGCTGAATTGGTTCAGCGTGGCGAGCCAGATGGATTTGCGGCAGAAGACGAGGGCTTGGCCTTCGACCCATGGGTGGATTGCCACAATGCGGTCATCGCCACCGGCGCCTGCGCGGAAGCTGTTAAAGAAAGGATCAAACAAATCTGGCTCGAGAACATCGCTGATGCCGACTGTGTCGCGGGTCTTGGCGATCCAGAGGCGGTTGTTGAAATAGGTTGCCCATCCGGTTGACGGCATGCGCGTGAAGCTGGCGCCCCCGCTTGGGACGCCCGCAGTGGAGCGAATAAAGACAGATCCGCTTCCTGCCCAATACAGAGGCGCTTTGACGCGGCGAACCTTGATTCCGGCGACTGCGTGCGTTGCGGTTCCGCTGGGGACGGTGATTGTGAAGCTGTCGGTTGAGCTGCTGACGATGTCGTATTCGTGGCCGTCGAAGGCAGGTGTCGTGCTGCCTTCGATGCGGACGCGGGCGCCAACCGGATAGCCATGGGCGGTGACGTTGACGGTCGCCGTGGTAGAACTGACAGTAATCCCTGAAGCAGTGGTGAGCTTTTCTTCCCATCCGCTCACCGTTCTGTCGGCCTCGCGCAGCACATAGACGCGATCAAATGCTTGCACCACGCTAACAGTGTCGGTCGCTTCGACTGTCTCGCTCGGAGATGTCGGATAAGTCAGCGTGGTCGTTCCGCTTTGCTTCCATAGCGTTGTGCTGTCTGCGCCGACCATGACGATGTATTCAGCGGCATTGTCGTAGTTCTGCGAGGCAAAGACTCCGGCGGCATAAAGCCCGCCGCTGTAGGTATCGCGCACGATTGGCTCGTTGGGCGCTGGTGACAAAACGAAGTCCAAGGTCAGTGGTGCTCCTGTGACTCCAATGCTGTCCGTAAGACGCTTTGATCCTTTGCGGGTTTGTGCGACTCCGCGATCCAAGCGCATGTTGACCGAGTCTTGCAGCATTCCGGCGGGTAGCGTCAGCGGGTTTAACCGGCTGGCAAAGCCGATGAAGCCGTTGTCGCCGTCGCGTTGCACTGGACTTTCTAATGCCATTAGGCGGCGTCCTTCCGGCTGGTCAGGACGTAGCTGACGGTCTTGGCGTTGTTCCTTTTCATCTCGGACTCAACGAGGGAGATGAAGGCGGGCCACTGGGCGGGCGGCAGGGTTTGGCAGCCTTCGCTGTTGGTGCGGGTGATTCCGCCGCGATGGATATTGATGCCGAAAAATCCGACTTCTTCCTTGCCGCCGTCGCGCTGGACGGTGACTGCATCGCCTTGCACCAGAGCTTTGTAAGGGTTGCCGCTCCGAATGCCGTGCTTGCCCAGCTTGTAGCGGTAGACACCTGACTTGAGGGATGCGTAGCCCTTGCCGATCTTTGGGTTGATGCCGTAGCGGGCTGGATCGACGTTGGCATTGAAGGCAACGTGTGCGTTGGGCGAGACAAGGATAATGGCATCGTCATAGATTCCGCGATCCTGCTTGCCCTTGGCGCCCATGCTGTCGCGGTAGTAGCCACGAATGCCGACCAAGCACACCGGATCGCTGACGTTGGCAGCCTTGAGCTGCTTCAGCGTCTCGTCGCGCTTTTGTTGTGGTCGGCTCTTGGGGATCACTTGGTTGGCTCTTTGACGGTCTTTGCGTCGAACGTGACGGTGGCCTGCTGCTTCAGGAAGTCATAGCCGACCGTCACGCATCCAGCCGCAGCGACAGCCCAGCTCACGGCGAGGATCGCAACTGCAATGAGTTTTGTGACGCGGGCGTGGCTCATGGAGTCAGAGGCGGGCGTTGTGGTCTTTCGCCATCAGCAAGCCCCATCCGGCGAGTAGACTTGCGCCGACGAGGCCGAGGTCAGGGATTGTGCCGCTGGCCAGAAATTCGCGTCCGGCCGTGGACAAGCTGGCGATGATAGTGAGTGCTCCGAGTAGGTTCGTTTTCCAGTTTCTCATTTCTTTAGTTCTTTCTGTTTTTTCCGAATGTCGTGCAGGACGCTAATCAGCGTGGCCAGTCCGACCAAAATTCCGATGATGAGTCCGCCGATGCGGAGGGTTGCTTCAAGATGAGGGAGCATTGAAAAGATGGACGATCCGATGCTGGTCGCGGTGCCGATCACGCCTTTTTCGGTCGTCGTCATGTGATAGTGCCACGAGGTCATAGCCACACCCTCCGTTGCTGGGTCGGCGTGACGCTGTAGGTCGGTGCCGGATCGGGGCGGTCGTCGGTCACGCGGAGGTTGAGGTGCCAGCCGTCGAGCAGTGTGCTGACCGGATTTTCTGGATCGGTGTTGTCTACGTCTGCCAGCACACCCACCGGATCAAGCGCATAGCCTTCTCCGCTGGTCTTCCAGCCGGTCTCGGCAGAAAAGTAGTCGGCCAGCGCGGTTTGGGCCGTGGCCTCGTCGGGGAATTTGTAGAGGTAGTCGGTCATGTTACGTCGTGAGTTGTTGGAGTAGCGTGTTGCTCAATCGGCGGGGGTAGTAGGCGATCTTGCGGATGTGGCCGTTGAGCGGGAACGAGTTTCCGGTTGCTGGGGACACCAGAGTCAGTCCCCCGATCCTCAGATGGGTCAGCGTTGGCAGGGTTACACTAGCGTCAGTGGCAACGGCTCCTCCGTTGACGCACACAGCGCAATCGTTCGCCTTGTATGCCCCGCTCAATTTGTAAGTTTGGGCGGCGACGGCGAGCACTGGGGACTGAAGCATTTGCAGGGCACCCGCTGTCGTTACAAGCATCGCGAGGACTCCAGCGTCGTTATTGCGGCGAAGGTCAATGCGATTGTCGCTTGTGTCAGTGTCGAGGCTGACGGCTCCGTATTGCAAATCGCTGCCGCCTTCGCGCACCTCCGCAAACAACGTCCCCTCGCTCTGGTTATAGAAGCTGGAGATCGGCGTGACGACCGCAACGTCCACGGCGCGGGTGGCGGCGGCGGTGGTCGTCGGGATGTAGCTGGTGGGGAAGGCGCCCGCTTCTAGTTGGGCGCCCCAGATGTAGAGGCCGGATGTGTTGTCGCCGGTGTAGGATGACGATGTGCCGTTGTGCAGTCCAAAATAGACTTGTGTGTCGGTTGCGGTAACTCCTGCCGGAGTCAGTGTGATCGTGCAGCGATACCAACCATTGCCAACCGAGGCAATGGCGGCGTTTCCCGTGCCGTTTGACGCGGTTCCTGTTTGTGAACCAGAAAATGATCCCGCTGTTCCTGCTGCCAAATTGAAAACAACGGTTCCTCCACTTAAATCAATGGTAGGTGTTGTAATTCCAGAAAGAACGGAGACAGAAAGTCGGTCACGTTCTTTAGCTTTTGCAAACACTGATACTGTAACGGTGCTGTTGGCGCCTGCATGAGCGACCTGCCTAAATACAAAGTGCGAGTTCGACGCCGTGTTGTCCTCGACCAATAAGTCCGCTGACATTGTCCCGTCTGGTGACGCAAGGGCGCTTGCCGTGATGCTGGCGCGTGTTTTGTTCCAATACGCATTGTCAAACTCTGCGCTTCGCTGATACAGATTCGTCCGCGCCTCCTCGATGAGTAGCCCGCGTGACGGATTTCCGGCGGTCGCGGGGTCGTGGTCGAAGCGGGGCGCGGCGTTGGCGGCGGTTTGCAGGGTGCCGTTGGCGTCGAAGAAGGTGGCGTTGCTGGCGCGGGTGAAGGTGATCGCGGGGCCGACACCATGATCCAGCGTCTTCAGGCCCGCGAAGTCGCGGGAGAAGCTCGGCGCCGTTTGGCTGGCGCGTCTGGAAAATGGGAGCGGCATGGAGTCTTAGGCTGCGGTCTCTAGCTGGAGGCTCAGGCGCACGCGGATGTCGCTGGCGGCGGTGAAGGTCGGCGTGCCGCCGGTTGTCGCGGCGACGAAGAGGTTCTGCGCGGGCAGCTCAAAGGGCAGGACGAGGCCACTGGTCTCGCCGTATTTGCAGCCGCCCAAGTCGGTGCCGGTGGTGACGGTGCAGGTGCCGATGATCTCGGCGGCGTTGTCGTCGGAGATGCTGGGCGCCGAGTTGATCGTGCCGAGGCTGACGTTGCTGCGCAGGAAGTAGAGCGTGATGGTCTGCGAGGATTCATCGTCGCGGTCAATGATCGAGGCCGTGAGGATGGTGCCGCGGGCGGCGGCTGCGGCGTTGCTGCTGAGTTCAACAGCAGTGGTGTCGAAGAGGACATCACCGGCGGCGTAGGCGCTGGTGTCTACGACTGGCGTGAACCGCACGATCTTGGTGCGGAAGTTTGTGAGGGAGACGTTAGGATGCATAGGTTTTTAGTATTGGTTGACGCGGGCCGTCCACATGCTGGGCTGGCCCTGCTGAAAGTAATATTTGTCGCGCTGAGAGATCAGCTCGGACTCGGCCATCTGTTCCATGGCCAACGCCTTGTCGGTCTGTCCGTCCTCTTGGAGCAAATCTCCACTCAGCATCAGGCCGACTGCTTTTGCGATGACGGCGGGCACGGTCGCGGAGAGGTTGCTCGCGCTGTATTCGGTCGGGCGGACCCGGTAGTTGACCCAGACGCTAGTTGGCAGGTCGGTGTCTTCGGGGAAGCGAATGGCATCTCCGAGGAGCGTATAGCCAATGGCGCGGGGCGCGGCGTGGGTTGCAGGGTTGTCTCTTAGGACGCCAAAGACCTCTCCCATGGCGGTCTGGCCGCTCTGCTCGTAGTCGATGTAATAGCCGTTCGTTGCATCGCCCTGCACGGTGCGGCTTTCGACGCGCATAAGCTCAGGCCAGTCGGCCCATTCCCAGCAGTCTGCGATGCGTTCGTTGGCGGCGGCGACCATCATGGTCTTGGCGCCGGATGGGATGGCGTCGATGGTGCTGGCGTCGTTGCCG